CATGCACGAGGTTCCTGTTGAGTTAGATCCTAAAGCGGCTAAAGCCTATAGAGAGCTAGAGCGAGAGATGGTGCTTGAACTTCCGGACGATGAGGTAACTGTTACGAGTGCTGCTGCGCTATCAAACAAACTGCTGCAGCTAGGTAATGGCGCGATATACGGCGAAGACCACAGTGTACACGAGGTGCATGGGTGCAAGATCGAGGCGTTTATGGAGCTTATAGAGAGCCTTAGCGCTTCGGGTAAGAACGCACTAGTCTTTTATAACTATCAGCACGATAGGGAGAGACTCCAGAAGGCACTAGCCAAGACGGGTCTTGTTGTAAGAGAGCTTAAGACGACAGAGGACGAGGACGACTGGAACGCGGGCAAGATAGATATATTACTTACGCATCCGGCATCATCGGCTTACGGCCTTAACTTACAGCAAGGAGGCAATCACGTCGTATGGTTTGGTCTCAACTGGAACTACGAGCTATACACGCAGGCGAATAAGAGACTGCATAGGCAAGGTCAAACCGAGAAGGTTATCATACACCACCTAGTGTGTGAGGGGACGAGAGACGAGGACGTTATGGCAGCACTAGCGAGGAAGGACGACGTTCAGCAGTTCGTCATGGAATCGCTTAAGGCACGAATTAAGAGAATCAAGGAGGCACAACGTGGCTAAGTGGATATTAACTGCAGAGTCCTACGGGGCATTTAGGCACACAAAGGAATATATTCCCGTTCCGAATCCGTACGGTGTAACAGTGATTACGGAGCGAGAGGCAATCAGAGTAATTAGCGGTTGTCGATGGGCGACTAGAGGGCATTATGTATATGCGAGAGACCACAAGTCGATTAGATTCGATACACTGCGAGAGGCTCAGCGATATGCAGAGCAGTTAGGAGGTGCAAGATGAGAATGCAAGATTTAACAAATATCGCCAATCATTACGGGATAAAGCATCAACTTGTTAAATGCAAGGAGGAGCTAGGCGAACTTATAGAGGCTATTGATTCGACGAACGACGAGGCAATTATTGAGGAGATAGCAGACGTCGAGATCATGACAGAACAACTAAAGCAACTCATGTGCGCTGATAGAGTTGTGGATCTTTACAAGGACTATAAAATCGCTAGGCAGCTTAGAAGGATTGCAGAGGAGCAGAGTCATGAGTGCGATAACTAGAGAGGAGTTACTGCGTATTCCTAGACTGCGTAAGCATATTAAGCGCAAGATGCAGCGCATCGAACTGTACGAGACGAGAGCAACTGGAGGAGCCATAGAGTATAAGGAGCGTGTACAATCAAGTGTGTGCGACTCAGCTAGCGACTGTCTAAGTATGGCGGTTGACCTACGGGCGGAAGTCGGGCGAGATATAGATGAGCTAGCAGAGCTTGTATATAAAGCTGCGTTGTTTGCTGATACGTTAAGCGACCCACTGGAGAGGGATATTGTGTATGCAATATACGTACGGGGATTGCTGTGGAAAGAGGCTGCGGATAGGATGAATTATTCATATCAGAGGTTGTATCAAAAACATCAAGATATCCTCAAAAGATTAGAGGTCGTTTTACTTGATTAGAGGTACCATGTTGATTTATGATATACTCAAGCAAAGCTAGAGAGGTAGAGAAGGACCTCGCGGCACCGCTTGAACGAATCCATTTATAAAGTCAAACTTAATAAGGTGTTACCCGGTACCGTTTGGTATCGGGATTTCTTTTATATCACATATTGTGTAACCATTAATTGCATGATATCATCTTCTAAAGAGATTGGACGATATTATTTTGGGGGATATGTCATGGAAAGGTCGATTTTTGACGTGGTTTGTTTTGTCTTAGGTAAGTATCCTGAACTTACAACCATGAGGTTGCAAAAACTTATGTATTATATCCAGGCGTGGTCGCTTGCTTGGGATGACAAACCTATGTTCAAAGAGGAATTTCAAGCATGGGCAAATGGGCCTGTTTGTCATGAATTATTTAAAAAACACAAAGGGAAATTTGTTGTTACTTCAGAAGATTTTGAGGCACGCGAACCTGAATTTTCGGAAACCGAATTAGATACGATAGAGGCTGTACTGGATTTTTATGGGGATAAAGAACCTCATTGGCTAAGTGAATTGACACATTCTGAAGATCCGTGGCTTCTTGCGAGAGATGGATGTGCTCCCGGAGAATCTTGTAATAGAGTGATTTCTAAAGAGAGTATGCAAGAATACTATGGATCGTTGTAAGACTTGCAAACATAGCTATGCGCCAACAGGCAATAAAAAACCAAAAACGGATAACTCAAACTCCGCTGAGAAGTGGAAAAATAAAAATCCTGTTTGGAGATTTCATAGGTTTGATGGTCAACACGAAAAATGGGGGATTGAAAATTTTAATTTCCCATCAATTCTCGGACAGCTAGCCTCTTTTGAAAGAATGAGTTGGCAAGAAATTGAAAATGTATCTGGGGGGAGGAGTAGCGGAACAAATCACCACTTTCTCCCCGCAGCAAGGTTAGATAAAAAAGCAGTTAAAAGGTTACAAGAGTTGAAACTTACTGAGTTTTCGGATAACATATTTTCTTTGAGATTAAATGGAAAACATCGATTAATTGGTATTTTGATGAATGGTACATTTGACATATTATGGAACGATTACGATCACGAGGTGTGTCCCAGTCAGAAAAGAAATACATAGAACACAAAGCAAAGAGTCCTTCGGGGCTCTTTTTTAGTACCTTGAAGGAGGTGATGTACTTGAAGTTAACAATAAAACAACAGCGGTTCGCAGATGAGTACATCATCAGCGGTAATGCGACAGATGCAGCAATTAAGGCAGGATATGCGAAGAGAGCAGCATATCAGCAAGGTGCGGAGAACCTCAAGAAACCTCATATAAAAACCTATATCGACGAAAGACTTGAGGCGATTAACTCGGCTAAGATAGCGGATCAGACAGAAGTGCTCCAATACCTCACAGCAGTTATGCGCGGAGAGACCGCAGCAACCGAGGTTGTTGTTGAGGGGGAGGGCGACGGAGTATCGTGCGCGAGGCTAATTGATAAACCGCCTAACGAGAAGGAGCGAATTAGGGCTGCGGAACTACTCGGCAAGCGCTACGGTGCATTTACGGACAAGGTAGCGGTTGACGGAAATATCGCAGTCGAGTTTGTTGGGTATGATGACGTCGAAGAGTAAGAAACGGATTGATATTCCGAAACTAGTCGGTAAGGGGTATGGAGAGTTCTGGAAGTTCAAAGGGCGATATAGAGTCGTTAAGGGCTCACGTGCCTCGAAGAAGTCGAAGACTACAGCGCTGTGGATAATCGCCTCAATGATGAGGTATCCGGAAGCAAATACCCTCGTGGTGCGTAAGGTATTCAGAACGTTACAGGATAGCTGCTATAGTGACCTACAGTGGGCTGTGAATAGGTTAGGCGTAACAGACAAGTGGGACTTCAAGATGTCTCCGCTAGAGGCAACTTATAAGCCTACAGGTCAAAAGATACTGTTCAGAGGACTTGATGATCCGCTTAAGATTGCATCCGTAGCGGTAAGTAAGGGTGTGCTATGTTGGTGCTGGATAGAAGAGGCATACGAGGTTATGACCGAGGGCGACTTTGATATGATAGACGAATCTATCAGAGGTGTTGTGCCGGATAACCTCTTCAAACAAATAACGCTGACCTTCAACCCGTGGAATGAAAAGCACTGGCTAAAGGCGAGGTTTTTCGATGTAGAGGATGCCGACATACTTGCACTAACGACTAACTACTTGTGTAATGAATGGTTAGATGTTGCCGACAAGAGGACATTCGAGCGAATGAGGGTTCGCAACCCTCGAAGATATGCAGTCGCTGGTCTCGGCGGTTGGGGGGTTGTAGAGGGGCTAGTATACGAGAACTGGAAAGAGCAAGAGTTTATCCTCAAGGAGATACAGAATAAATACGACATAAAGTCAGCCTATGGTCTAGACTTCGGTTACACGAACGACCCGGCTGCTTTTTTTGATGGCTATATAGACACGGATGCTCGCAAGATATGGGTGTACGACGAGTTCTACAAGAAGGGTTTATCTAACAGAGCTATTTATCAAGAGATTAGCTCTATGGGACATGCGAAGGACAGAGTTACAGCTGACTGTGCAGAGCCTAAGTCGATAGACGAGCTACGAGGCTATGGACTCACCGTACGTGGTTCTAAGAAGGGCAGCGACTCCATTAACTCGGGCGTACAGTTTATCCAGGATTTTGAGATTATCATACATCCGAGGTGCGTGAACTTCCTCACTGAGATTAGTAACTATACCTGGGCTAAGGATAAGTTCGGGAAGAGCCTTAACAAACCGATAGATGACTTCAACCACTTAATGGATGCCATGAGATATGGAATTGAACCGCATATCGTCTACGACGAGATGACATATAACAGCGTAAGAGGAGGGCTGTAATGCGATACAAGATATCACGAGATACAGTTATGACGCCACAACTGTTGGCGAAGTACATTAACCTACACAAGAAGGATGTTAGCAAGAGGAATAGGGTACTGCAGGACGCATACGAGAACAGATACAAGATTTTCGGTGCTCCTAAGAAAGAGGATTACAAGCCAGACGTTAGGATTTCAGCAAATTTTGCGAAGTACCTAACAGACACATTCGTTGGGTTCTTCTGCGGTATTCCAATTAAGATTAATTCGGATGACAGCAACATCGACGAGTACCTGGGAAGATTAAGCCTGTACAACGACGAGGACAATCATAACCTCGAACTCGCTAAAGGTGCTGATATACACGGCGACTTCCACGAACTGCTATACGTAGATGAAGATGCAGAGATATGCTATACAGAAGTTAGCCCTCTTCAATCATTCTTTTTAGTAGATGACTCAATTCTTGAGCGACCACTATTTTTTATCCGCTATTACAAGGATAGCAACAAGATTGAGCGGGGGTCGTGGTCTGATTCAAC